GTTCTATTTATCAGCTTAAAGAGATGATTGATGAACAATTTAGACTGCATGGCTATGATTAATAAGTTAACAAGGAAATATAAATGAAAGATAAAGAATTTATAAATGAAGTTTTTGAGATTGCATTTGGCGACTCAGCAAGATGTGTTCCTGAAGAAACAGGAAAACCTAGAGAATTTACCAAAGAAGAAGTATTGGAAAGGCTAATGGAATTTAGCGACGATGCTTTGAAGTGGGAGAATAGAGGAGAAAAACAATGAGCAAAGGCGATAAATCAAGAATTACGGACAAGAAAGCATTTGATGAGGGTTTTGACAGGATATTCAATGAGAAGAAAAATCCGAAAGAGCCATATATCAATGAATATGGAGATAACAAAGTATTAGTAATAGATGATAATGGAGATAAATACGAGCCATTAGATAAAATTAAACCAAGCGGAGATGAAGTATGATGACATTTGACAAAGTAAAAATTACGGCAATTAGAACGAAAGAAGATTATTATTGTGATAAAAAGAAAAAGAGACTCAAATATGCAACACCTAAAGTATATAAAAAGGTAATGTTTGAAGATGATATCTATGAGCTAGGAGAACTTTATAGAGAAATGAAGAACTGTAATGAGAGAAAATCATATGACTCTAAGCTAGTAGTATCTTTCGAAGTTAGCATAGATTATTAGGCTTTACATTACACTTGTGCAACAAAATCAAGAAAGCCGAGAAAAGCTCAAAGTCCGCTTTCTTATTAGCCTAGATAGTAATACAAGTATTGAATAGTAGCGATTGGTGGTTGCACAATAATACTAGCTAATAGAGATTGAAAGAGGTACCTGTCCGCACACCCACCTCTTCCCCACAAATCCTACCTTCATCAGCCCTACCTAGTAGCCTTCCCTTCCCATTGGTAGCTAATATTCCTTCCCTTCAATAGAACAAGCACACACAAGTAATACTGAATGGCAAATGGCAGATACTATAAGCTAGTAGCCAAAGAAAGAAAACAATAAAGTATTGACATGAGGCATCATTATGTTAATATATAGAGACTAACTATTGGAGGAAAGTATGAACGCAATTAAAACGAAGTTTATCTCAGCTACGGACACAAGAGGCGAAAGGATAAAAGCTAGTACAACAAGCGATAGACCGACATCTATTACGAGACCTTATAACTACAAGCTAGGCACAGAAGAAAATCATAGGGCGGTAGCTAAGGAGTTATTCAAGAAGTTGGATTGGCAAAGGGTAAGACACGGAAAAGCAGAAGAAAATATAGCCTATATCTCTACATCGGATAGAGGTTATATATATAGCTTTCATTGGTCATGGAACAAGATTAGCTTCTAGCTAGCCTTCCTTCAACAAGCAAATTCCTGTTAGTTAGGAGGGGGAAGTTGAGTAATTGGCTTCCCTTTAGCTAACAGACACAAAAGGAGTGAACATGAAGTACAGCAGGGAAATAGACATTACTTTTTCTATTATTGCGATTTTATTATTTTTAATTATTTTGTTGTAATGGTATTGACATTAGCTAATGGCTATGTTAATATAATTTTATATTAACTAAACAGGAAAAAAGTATGAAAACATTAATAGCAAAATATGAGCAAATGATGAAAGCTTGCGGAAAAGATTTAAAAGTAATCTTGGCAGAAAAGATTTCTAGCCCATTTGCTGAAGAACAACATTTGCTCTTGTCAGAAACTGACAAAGAATGGATTATTCATCCAGCAATTCTTCTGAAAAATGGACAAGTTAGCACAGGCAACGGCACCTATCTGTTCAAGAACAGTTGCTCTCACCATGAACTAAAAAGAATATTTGATGGGAGAAAGTAAAAAATCTTAAACTTGGGAGTCAAGAAATTGGCTCCCTTTCCTTTCCTTTCCTTCTAGCTAGTAGCTTCCCTTCCTTCCCTTCCCTTTAAATAAAAATATACACGCATGTTCTTTGCTATTAATGTTTCATGTGAAACATACTATATATATAGTATAGATAAAATTAATTATTCTAATATAGACATTAGCTAGCGTATTATGTTAATATGGTACATATCCTGAAATTACAGTAAGGCGTACCCAATGACCCAGTAAGAACTGGCGAGGCGGTAAACGAAACACCAAGCGAAAAAAATCAATTAACTAAATAGGAAACAAGTATGAAACAATTAAACTTAAATCTTACATGGTGCAAAAATACTATTATTGATGCAGTAGGTAACGACATTTTTACCGCTATTTTTATTAAAAAGAATGGCGAGCAGAGAAAAATGGTTTGTAGGTTTGTCAAAGATAAAGGCGAACTTGCAATTGGTGAACACGATAGAATATTAACAGTTCTTGACATGTCACTAGCTAAGGGTGCTAGTAATGCTTTTAGGCGTATTAATTTAGATACGCTTAAATCAATAAAGCATAACAGCACATTATATAACTTTTAACTATAGGTAAATAAAATGCAAAATATACAAGAAGGAAATGCGGATGCACTAGATACTAGTGCAATCAAGTTTGATATAGCATTACAACCATTACAAACTAGCAATGGTTTAGATGTAGATTATCAAACTAGAAGAGCGGTTGTTGATACAACCAATAATAGAGTTGTTGGAACTTGCGGCAAGAACTACAAGCCTACAGCTTATTATGAAGTCTTTGACATGGTAAGTGATAGTCTTAGAAAATCTAATATAGATTTATCTGATATCACTGTTAAAGATTATATCTATGATAATGGTGCTAAGGCTAACAGGATAATCGAGTTTAACAAAATCGAGAAGTCACTAGCTAAAAGAGATGATATTATAAAACTGTCATTGAACATTCATAGTTCATTAGACTTAAGTAGAAAAATATCATCTATTTTTGGTGCTGTTAGACTATGGTGTTTAAATGGTTGTGTTACATCTGATTACAATGTAGCTAGACACTTTAAACAAACACTAGGCTTAAACCCTCAATGGTTAGCAGATAATTCTGTAACCGCCTTAGATAACTTTGAGAATAACAAACAAATGTTTGACATGATGTTAGCTAAGAGTGTTACAGATGATGATGTTTCTAAATTCTTTAGAGATACCATAGCTAAGTTATCTAAACCTAGTGGGAACCCGATAGATGGTTATGTTTATCACAGTAAACAAAAACTAACTAATCTAATGAACCGCTATCAAAAAGAAAAATCAGAGTGCGGTGGTTCTAACTTATGGTCTGTATATAATACCATGACCAATTATTCTACACATGTAGATAATCAAGACTGGACAGGTACAGAACTCAACGAGAATGGCGACATTATAAAATCATCTTTAATAGGTGCCAAGCATAATGTTAAATATAATCGTGAGTTAGAAGTAGCTAAGAGCCTTAATCATCCATTATTTAAAATGGTTGCTTAAACACAATTAACCGAGTGCTAGCTAACAACTAGCACTCACAACTATAGGAACTAAACAAATGAGAACACAAAAACAAGAAACAAAATTAATAGATAATATAATAAAACTATTAACTAAGTATGAAGATAACATATTAAAACTAGCTACTAATCAATATCATAATACTAATACAGATTATGATGTAGATTTAATACAGGCTAAGTTAAATATATTCTATGGGAATCAAGTGTTAAACAATAAAGTTACACTTGATGAACTAGAGATAACATTAGCTAACAGCTAACAATATTAAGGCAGGTATCAGCAATGGTGCCTGTCTTTTTTTGTGCCTAAAATCTAGGCTACAGCAAACACCCCAACCCCCCTTCCTACCCATCGCTTTTATATATATGTTCTCTCAACGCATTATTGGGGGAAAATACATTGTATTAACATAACCACACACTGGCTGAAAAAAAAATCGAGCCTTCGGCTTAGGGGCAACACAAGATGTTGTGGTTAAAATAATTAATTAACACAATATGTTGCTATTAGAGAAAAAAAAATGTTATATTTAGAAGTGGATTACTATGTCTGAGGAGATATAATGAATACACTAAGACCACGAGTACAACAAAAGTCTAATATAACTAGACCAAATAGGGTAAAAAGGTGTCCAGGCGGACAAATAGTTCCTATGAATCAATCTTGTCCAAGACCAAGACCTTCTTCACCTAGAAAGACAGGCACAAGGGCACAACAGTTTAAAGATAGATACGCAAGATAAACATTGGCAACACTATGTCAGAAAAAGAAAGAATACAAGAGATTGTATTAACATTAAAAAAGCGGCAGGTAGAGTTCAAACTCAATTACTACAAGCCCTACGAATTTCAAAAACGATTTCACACCGCAGGTAAACAAGCCAACCAAAGACTATTAATGGCAGCCAACCGAGTCGGCAAGTCCTATGTGGGAGCAATGGAGATGTCTATGCACCTAACAGGCTTATACCCTGACTGGTGGGAGGGGAAACGCTTTATTGAACCCATTAGAGCATGGGTATGCGGTGCCAGTAATGAAACCACACGAGATATCTGTCAAAAAGAATTATTTGGACAACCTGACAATCCAAGAGATAAAGGCAAAGGAAGCGTTCCAAAACACCTTATAGGTGAGACCACAAGGAAACCTGGTGTTCCCAATGCTCATTCATCCGTATTGGTAAAGCATACATCAGGAGGGTGGTCCAGGATTGCCTTCAAAGCCTATGAAATGGGGGCTGAAAAATTTATGGGAGAAAGTATTGACCTAGTTTGGCTAGATGAGGAGCCAGGACAAGACATTTATTCCCAATGTATTACAAGAACACTCGATAGGCGAGGGCAGGTCTATATGACCTTTACGCCTGAATCAGGCATGACAGAGGTGGTACAAAACTTTACAACCGATTTAAAGCCCCTACAGGCTCTCATAACGGCTGGTTGGGAAGATGCAGGGCATTTGACAGAGGATATGAAAGAACAAATCCTACAAGCCTTACCACCGCATGAAAGAGAATTAAGAAGCAAAGGGATTCCAATGATTGGCTCAGGATTGGTATTTCCTGTATCTGAGGACAGTTTAACTTGTGAACCTTTTGCAATACCCAGTCATTTTCCTCGCATAGCCGCTATTGATTTCGGCTACGACCACCCAACCGCAGTTGTTTGGGTGGCATGGGATAGGGATGAGGACATTGTATATATCTATGATTGTTACCGAATGTCTAAACAAACCCCTGACTATCATGCAAGCCATATCAATGAAAGAGAGGGCTCGCACTATATTCCAGTAGCTTTTCCACACGATGGGTATCAACATGATAAAGGCTCAGGCATTACTCTTGCAGAACAATACAGAGATGCTCATGTCAATATGTTGCCGTTTCATTTTACCAATCCACCAGCGATTGGAGAGAAAAAAGGCGGAAACTCTGTAGAAGCAGGATTGATGGACATGCTAACACGCATGGAACAAGGCAGATTTAAAGTATTTAACACCCTATACGATTGGTTTGAGGAGTTTAGACTCTATCACCGAAAAGATGGCAAGGTGGTTAAAATAAGAGATGACTTAATGTCGGCAACTCGTTATGCCGTAATGAGCGTAAGACACGCAGATGTTGAGAAATCAAAATGGCACAAAGATGGGCGATTAGGTCCTGATGTAGCCATTGTATAGGTTATGGGTGGTAAAATATCATTCATGGTAGGGCACATTATTGGATTCATTATTGCAATAATGTTATCAATTTAATAAATAACAGGAGAAGGAAATGGCAATACCAGCATTAATCGCAAGATTAGCAGCTAGCAAAAATTTTAGAAAAGCAGTAGCAGGCGGAGGAGCAGCACTTGCAACTTACTTTGCAACTAAATCAAAACCAGCAGCAAAAAAGAAAGCAGTTAAAAGGTCTATGCGTTTTAACAAACAAGTGGCTACTACTACTGAAAAGAAAGCTACAGGTAAAATGGCAGCTTTTAACAAGAAAATGAAAGCAGGTCAAAGAAAATCTAACTTACAAAGAAAACCTAAAAGAACTTACTAATCAATGGCAAAAAAAAGTAATAAAATGACCGACAGCGAACTAGCTTCGCATTTATCATCTGAAATTGAACAAGCCACAGGACACATGAATAGCGAACTCTCTAGTCAAAGAGAGGACTCTATGAAGTATTATCTTGGGGAAAAGTTTGGTAATGAGATTGATGGTCGGTCAGAGATTGTAACTACCGATGTCAGAGATACGATTGAGTATATCATGCCGAGTCTTATGCGTATATTTACCACGCATAACAACACAGCAGAGTTTGAGCCACAAGGACCTGAAGATATTGAGATGGCACAACAGGCTACTGACTATGTCAATTATGTCTTTAACAAGCAAAATAACGGCTTTAAGGTGCTATATGATGCCTTTAAGGATGCTCTTATCAGCAAGACAGGGATTATCAAACATTATTGGGAAGAAAAAACAGAGGTCAGCACAGAAAATTACGCAGGACTTACTGAAATAGAGTATCAATCTATATTAGCAAATGATGAATTAGAAGTTTTACAACACACAGAAAAGATGGTGCAAGAAGCACAAACTGATGAAAACGGCATGATGGTTAGCCCTGAAGTTATAAGCCATGATGTTAAGGTAAAAAGGACTAAAGAGGGCGGACAAGTCAGAGTTTTATCAGTACCGCCTGAAGAGTTTTTAATATCAAGAAGAGCGGTAGATATTGAATCAGCTCAATTTATTTGCCACAGGGTAAAGAAAACAGTTAGCGATTTAATATTAGAGGGCTATGACAAAGCAGTAGTAGAAGATTTACCTACTTATTCACAGTCGCAAGCCGAATACAATGAAGAAAGATTGGCAAGATTTAGCTACGATGATGATTCAGTGCCCCCTGATGAGGGCGAAGGAGCGAGCAGACAGGTATGGCTAGATGAGTGTTACACTTATCTTGATTACGATGGCGATGGAGTAGCAGAACTTAGAAAGATTACTAAAGGTGGGAATGTCGTTCTCGACAATGTTGAGATTGATTACATTCCTTTCTCATCAATATGCCCCTTGCCGATACCTCATAAGTTTTATGGGATGTCGGTTGCAGACACAGTAAAAGATATACAGCTAATTAAATCCACTATTGTTAGAAATATTCTTGACAATATGTATTTAACTAACAATGCTCGTTATGCTGTGTTAGCTGGGCAAGTTGAACTTGATGACTTACTAACATCAAGACCTGGCGGCATTGTTAGGATGAGAGCACCTGGTGCTGTAACACCTCTACCTTCACCGCAAATAACAGGTGATGCTTTTAACATGGTTAAATATTTGGACCAAGTAAGAGAAGAAAGGTCAGGCGTATCTAAGATGACACAAGGGCTGAACCCTGATGTCTTAAACTCTCATGTAACTAGCGGTGCAATTTCAGCAGCAACAGAATCATCCATGCAAAGAATTGAGCTTATTGCTCGTATATTTGCTGAAACAGGGATTAAAGATGTCTTTAATTGTATCTATCAGCTTATACAAAGATACGAGGATAGAGAGAAAATAGTTTATTTGAACAACAAATTTGTACCTATAGATGTTTCTCGATGGAAAGAAAAACTAAATTGTACTGTTAATGTAGGCATAGGCTCAGGCTCACAGCAAAGCAAAATGCAAACCATGACAGGGATTATGCAGATTATACAACAACTTGTGCAAAACGGAGGCATGGGTTCGTTAGTTACACCGCAAAACATATACAATGCGGTTAGTGAATATGTGGCTCAATCAGGTTATAAAAACGCAGATATGTTTGTATCTAACCCACAAACAATGCCACCACCGCAACCGCCTGAACCAACGCCTGAAGAAAAGATTGCTAATCAAAAAGCACAGGTTGAAATAGAAAAACTTAAATTACAAGCAGAAGAGATGAGAATTGATACACAAATTAAGGCAGAAGATTTAA